AGCTCTCATAGATGGCATGATCTCTAGCCCTAAGATAGCTTGCTCTAGGTCATGCTTAGTCTCAGCACCTACTTTGTCACCAATGACATTAGTAGAGTAACGTGTCACTGTATCATCCCATGACTCACGTCCGTAGTTGTCAAAGTATTTAGCGTAACGTGACTTGTGAATAAATGATTGGTAGTCTGTTGGTAGGTAGTTACTCATGTTTTTTGTTTCACCTCTATCTGTTTAATCTCTGCATCTATATCGTATACAACATCCTGTATAAGCTGCTTCACAGTTTCCTCATACATCTCTTCTGATATAGGAAGTATGTTGTCTTCTTCATCTATATCTATTGTCATTCTAATATCAAACTTCATGCCGCCTTTTCCAGTAAATCAGTAAGATCGGGCTTCTTATAGTTTGGCCCTTTCATAACCTTGCCATCTTCACGTAGGATAGGATTGCCATTACTGTCTAGCTTAGACATGTTACTGTCATGCACACGTGCGAATGCTTCCATGAATACATCCTCACCGTAGTACGCTAAGCCTTCCTCTAATGCACGGCTGACCTGCCCTTGCTGCTTGAGAGACTTCTCTCGTTCATCATCACGCATCAGCATTCCTATATGTTCAGGGACTGTAAGTGATAACCCTGTCGATACATATAGTAGATCACATAGCTCCTTCAAGTGATTGGCTGTACCGAATGACTCAGCACGATATTCTGCTAGTTCTTCATCAATCAAGCTAATCCACAAGCGTGGGTCTAGTGATCCTCGAAATGCTACAATAAAGTTTGCTACTTTCTCGTGTGGCATCTGTGGCTTCATTGCGTCTATATCATCCTGGCTAATCATTTATGTAACTCCGTGTAGCGTTTGCGTAGTCTGTTGAGATACCAGATAGCTTTATCAATATCCTCTAGACCATTCTTGTATTCGTGCCGCCAGAGATACTTTAGTACGTTAGCTGCGTGTGGTGCTGTATGTCCTGACATGTTCTCAGTCATAGCTTCGATAGCCTCAATGCATTCGATACCAGCTTGGTTGTAATGAATAGGTTTATTTACTGGATCAGCCTCATCATCAAACGAAATAGTTGTTAGTGTTGGTTCTATCTTCATGCGTTACCCTTCGTCTTAGTCCATGTGTTCAATGAGTATACGTTACCTTCACGTGTAACCTGTAGCTCTTCCTGTTCATCGTCTTCAATACCCATAAGATAGTTACGATGCTCTTCTACTAAGTCATACACATCAGGGTGCTCTGATGCTACATCAAGGAACGCTGACATCAGTGTAGCTACATTCATGATGTGTGCCATAACTACGTTAGGTACTGGGTTATCCTTAGATGTAACCAATTCTATAGAGCAGTCACCATCCCATTCATCCTCATAGTTGTTAGGGCGTATGACGATAGCTAGTTCATCGTCCCGTAATGTATGTCCCATTATACTTTCCTTTTTGTTTTGACTTCTATGCGTTTGACTTTGATCTCTTCACCGTCTTCTTTCAACCACTCTTCAGGTATCACACGGTGCGCCCACTGAAAGCCGTACTTGTCACACCAATCACAATACCTAGACTTAGCACCTTTGTAAAGCTTAGCGTTAGCATTGCTGAACACAAAACGTATATCTAACTCAGGATGTTGACGCTGTACCTCACGGTGTTTGCGTCTATCTGCTGAATCAAATATGCCTTTCGTTTCTATGATGATACCGTTGTCAAGCACGAAGTCAGGTGTGTAGGTTCTGTACTTTAAGTCTTCCCACTCTACCTTTAACTCTTCGTATCTGACTTTCTTCTGCTTAGGTTTGAGCCACGCAGCAACCTCTTTCTCTAGGCCACTACGATAGCTCTTCAAGTGTCTACGCTGCGCCACACTAGTCCTCTAGGTACTCAGGTTGTACTAGCACGTAGTCCACCATAGGCGGTTGCTGTGCTGTAGACTTAACAGCAGGAAGCGTTTGTAGGTTAGGCCAGCACTTGTGTTTGAATGAGCAGAAGCCACACTCAGAACCAAGCTTTAAGTTACCTGTAGCCTTACGATAGTGGGTCTCAGGGATAGCCTCATAGCAACGCTCAAATGGTTTGTCTTCGTTGATGTGTGACACAGTAGCTTCGACTCGTTCAAGTACCTCACCAGTGTCTACACCTGATGCATCTACGTACTTAAACTCACCGTTAGCTTTGTTGACTACCCACCAACCACCAACGTCTAGCTCTGCTGCAGTAGCGTAGCCAACTAGCTGTGGGATATACCCAAAGCCATCGCCTTGTGCTAGTGCTTCTAGGCTAGCAAACTTGTTCTTGTATGACCAAGGTGATGCAGACTTAACGTCATCCACTTTTCCATCCATAACCATGTCGTACTCGCCATTGATCTCAGTGCCATCACTAAGCTTAAGCGTAACGTTATCGTTGTCCTTGAAGTCAACATCAGCAGCACGAAGAAGTCCTTTGAAGACAGCCTCTACAATATCCCCAATGATCATGTTCATCAGGAAGTGTGGGGGTAGAGGTGCTTTCTCTTCAGGTTCATTCTTCTCAAACCACAACTGACAAGTCGGACGCCCAATGTTGGACATCCGTAGTTTAAACTTGTCACGTGGACCGCTGCTGAACTGCTTCTCTAACGCAGCCTCGACATCAGCAGCTACTTGCTTACGGATGTCTTCAGCCATGTCTGTCTCACCTTTACTAGCACGAGCTAGGTAATCGTAGACAGCTAGTTCAGCAGGGTGATTCATTAGTCTGCCTCTTCTACGTTGACAAACTCTGCCACAATATCTGCATCAGCTTCGGAGATAGTCTCTTGGTTCTTCTCATCCCACTGCTGCAAGATGTAAGAGTTTTGGTATTCAATGTACTCCATGAAGTTCTTCAGTGTGTCCTGATCTTCAGGAGAAATGTCTACCTTCTCACCTGCGTTAAGCTTCATGATAGCGTAGTCGTTACCGTTAGGTAGCTTAGCTTCATCAGCAGCTAGGTTGAACGTATACTGAATAGGCAAGATGTTTTTACGTGTCAGTGAACCCAGCGCATTGTCTAGTGACTTAGTGCTTGATGGTGGAACCTCATACACAAAAGGTACTGGCTCAGTGATAGAGCTAACAGGGTTGCCCTTCTCGTCAATGCAATCGTTAGCTGTTAGCATACCAAAGAGAATCTTCTTACGCTTGATGCTACGGATCAGGTTCTTAGTCTTCTCAGGCACAGAATCCCAGTCTTCGATGTAACCTGTTGGTCTACCCAAGTTGAAGCCACCCATGTTATCCTTTAAGTCACCCTTCAGGTCTGTGCTCATGACAGTCTTCAACATCTTCTCTTCAGATGAATCCCACTTACTCCACTGTTGACGCACAGCAAAGATACTGATGCTAGGGTTGACGCTGTATACTACGTTGTCTTCGCCTTGTGTGATCTTGTAAGACCCTGCAGGTACTACCTCAGTCTTGACTGTTTTGCCATTGACTTCTATGTTACCCATGATGCCGTTGTGAATCAGGTTAACTCGTGGTAGGGATACACTCTTTGTCTCACCACCTGATGATGTTACACCAATGGCTTCAGCCAAAGACATACCAAGATCGTTTGCGATTGATAGTTCTGTACTCATACTTACTTCCTTTTCATAAAGTTAAAAGATGCTTAGTTATACTCTAAACGTCAGACATGTCAAGCCAATTATCACCAAGTTTTGCTTCTAATAATAGAGGTACATTCATGGTAACACCGTAAGCCTTTTCAACTAAAGAGTTTAAGTCTTCGTTCATATCCGTAATAGTTTGTATTACTTCTTTAGTCTCGTCTGGGTGTACGTCAATCACTACTGAATCGTGTACAGAGTTAACTAAACATGATTGCATAACCCAAAGCCTACGCTCTATCTCACATAGCACAACAGGTACAACATCACCTGTAGCAAACCCTTGCACTGGGTAGTTCTTGATCATCGTGAAGTGTGTCACACTACCGTTGCTACGTCTTGTCACATCAGGGAAAGCGTACTGTCTGCCACTCACGTTAGTGATCTTCATGAACCGCATAGCTTCATCAGCTAACTTCTTGTGCCACTTGGCTACGCCTTGATACTTCTCTGTGAAGTGTTCGTAGTATGCAGCCACAGCCTTGCTTCTACCGTATCCAGTAGCGCCGAAGAGTGGAGCAAAGGTGTGGGCCTTGGCTTCCTGTCGTGACGTAGGTTCACCTGCATCAGTGATAACCTGTGCTGTGTAACTGTGTACATCAAACCCTGTAGCAATCTCTTCCATAGCAACTTCATCTTGTGCAAGGAACGCAGCAGTTCTAAATTCAAGCTGGGCAAAGTCAGCCTCACAAATCTTGCC